CAAAGTATCTTATATTTTTTATATTTAACTTCATTTTATTTCCTTTCTTTTTTTCTTTCTTTCTAATCTTAACTTATATTTATTATAATACACTCCACCTACACAACTCAAGATATTTCTTAAAGTTTGTTCCATGAGCCTTTTTACATTATCTTGAGTTGGTAAATTTTTTTTCATAGTCTTTTTTTGATGTAACCTCTCGCCTTATAATCTAATTTAGACATAACCTTTTCAAAAATATAATCTCTGAACTTTTTAAGATCTTGTGTCATACAAGTTTCTTCATTATGTCTTTTCATTACATATTTTGCATTTTCAATATCTTCATCATCTCCAAATCTCATTGCAATTATAACAATGTTTTCTGTATGATAATTTTGATCCGTATTGTATTCGATCCAATCATATAAATCGAAAATACTCATATTTTTTATTCTACTTTCTTTCATTGGTATTTCTTCATACATTTTATTTTTCCTCCTCAACTTTATTTATTGTTACTTTTATATCGTCACCATAATCAGAGTCATCTATTTCTGAATTGAAGGCTTTAGTTTTTGCCTCCTTTTCATCATTGGCTTCAACATACCACCAATCAGTTACAACTCGTTCTCTTTCTACTCTGTATAATTGTTTAGTCATTTTCCCTCCTCAATTATTCTCACACTAGTTGGACAATCAGCACCATCCATAACTTCTTTGTATAAATGTCTGTAAGCAGTATAATGAGATGGAATATAATAAATTCTTTCATCATTATAAGTTTCAACATTATAATCGTAACTATCATAAAAATATTGACTAGTTACACCAACTGCAATTTTACCACCTCTCGAACACTCTTTAATCTTTTTAACCATCTTTAAATCGTGTTCATCTTGAGTAGGTCTATTTTTATTAAATGATTTATAACCAATCAAATAAAGTTTTCTTTTTTCTTTGTTTGTTAATTTAGTCATTCTTTCTCCTTTTTTGTTTTTTCTATCATTTATAGTCCTATAAATTATATTATCAAGCATTATTTTTAAACACTACCTGGAGTTGTG